TTTACTGCAGCAAACCGACACTCTTAGATATACCGACGAATCCCAGCCGGTTGTAGGCGACGTGAAGTTGGTCGCCGGGGACAATTGCACTATCTCGGTTCTCACTAATACTCGCACTGTGATAATCGGCGCTCAGCTGGGTGCAAACGACTCTCAGGCTGAGCAGTGTGGACCGTGGGTAGAAAAAATTAACTCCAAGGACATACTGTGCAACGAGGGAATTTACAGCATTTCTGGAGTGGAGCCTGACGCAAATGGCGATGTAAAGATTGTCGCACAAAGTCCATTGGCAGTCAGTGCGTTTACAAGAGCAGAGCTGAACGCTGTAAATGCTGACTTCCTTAACAGTTCGGTTTTGTCTGGCTTTCCGCATATAATACGCTTTATATACGTAGGGCTGCCTCAAAGTTCAGATAATCCAAACGTATTTAACTGCCAGTAAGGATCTATATGAGCCTAGATAAATGCATTCCTATTCCACCAATTACTGGACCGGGCTGCGTATCGCTACCTGTCTCTGTAGATTGTGACTCAGGTCAAATCCCTGTTGAGATATGCATACCGGATCCAAGAGATCCCGATGGGCCAAAATGCGTTAACGATAACGCCAGACGTCCTTGGCCGACTCCACCCCCTGCAGAGATAGGCTGTAACCCAGTAAGCTTACAAGTCACCAACACTCCTGCAGCAGAAGACGATCCAGATCAGACTATTCGACTGGAGGGCGGAGTATCCTACATTTCAGGCGACGCCTGTTTGCCGCAGGTGAATTTAAACTTGGTAGTGCCGCCCAACATTGCTTCTGGCGGAGGCTCTCCAAACATAAGCGGCTTTGGATATACCACTTATGCAGATTGTGCACGAGTAGGCCCCACACAAAATGATCGCTACAAAACTCCTCAGGAGTTCTTTGCGAAGGCAACGGGAGCTGCCGCATTTGTACCTAAAACATTAGGAGAGATGGGAAACAATGCCTGCGAACCTCTGTGTGACGCTAGATCTAGATATGGGGCGCAGGTAGCGAAGTTTAACTTGATAGGGCCTCTGTTAGCAGAGATAACCGGCTCAGTTCCCCAAACGTACCACAATATAGCCGGCAGATCTATTGCAACTGGGTGGTCGTATGCCTGGACTCCGTCCTTCTGCGTAACGGCTGCAAATATGTGTTTGCCTGCCTGCTTTCCAGCCTCTTGGGCAAACTACAATACATCGCTGCCTTATACCGCGGCTTGGAACAACAAAGAGATGGTGTACGACAAGTATCTAACGCCTGGAATAAGTCTTGAGGCGCAGGTTAAAAAGGGGTATAAGCCTGTACCTGTTATGAACGGAACTCAGGTGCTTATGTACGGCTGGATTCCCTGGGGAGTACTTGAGGGAGAAAGCGGACCTGTTCCCAACTACGACGCATGTCAGTGTCCTATGGTTTGGTTCTTTAGCGAACAGGTGGCTTTTGACGGAGACTGTGAAGAGGGCGTAGGTACAGATGCTGGCCTCACCTCCATGTTGCCTACTCGTTCTATAACCTCAGCAGGAATGTTCTTCGGATCGCCCGACAATGCCAATCGAGTTTAAAAGCACAATTCAGAGATATTCAATTCAAGCTGGAGTAGTTCCTACTCCGGCGGAACTGTATCCTGGAGAGCTTGCTTTAAACCTGGCTGACGGAAAACTATTTACGTTAAATATAACCGGGTCAGTCATAGATTTGACTGCACTCAACAGTCAATTTAGTCTATCTGGATCGTTGGACGGAGATCTGCTCGTATTCAATGCCACTACTGGCAGATACGAAGCAACTCCGGCTAAAGACGTTCTAGACGGAGGATCTTATTAATGGCCAACCTATCTATAAATTTCATAACTACTACTGTTAGAGAGGGAAATCAAGATCCTCACTATAGAGTTCAGATCACTACTGGTGTCAGCGGCACTACGGGTTCTTTCGTTGACGGCAATTTGCTTTTAATTAAACGTAAGAACGATTTAGAAGGACCAGTAGACGTTTTTTACGGTATTGTTAAGGCCGTGGATTTCTCTATGTTTAGAAAGGCTGCCCCTAATGCAGGGCAGGATTTCTATAGAGCTAACGCGTGGAATCTGGTTTTCTACAACCAACAGACATTAAACGATGCAATTAGTTTAATGAAGAACCAGATAGACATACTATCAGAAGACATATCTATACTTACTAAGTACACAAACCGAAGATCGGAAACACACAACTCGCCCTCATTTTAAGGTAATAACATGAAGAAGTTTGCAATGACGTACTCTACGGTACACGGGCTACTAAACAACGCAGAGGTAAGAGCCGTAAGTCCGGTCATCAAGGCTGCCTACGATGCCGTCGAGACAGAGACCTCCGCTCAAGGCTGCTCAGCTTGCGCAAAAAGAAAACGCATGAGCGACGCTGTAAATCAGCTGCTGGCTCAGCTTCAGGGATCCTCCGAGCTAGAGCTAGATAGAATTAAGAAAGCCTTAGGGGTTGAAGTCCTGGTTTTTCCAAACGGACTTAGTTTCATAGAGCGCTGATGGGCGTTTTTAATCCGGCAATTGTATGTTGTTGCGACCAGGGATTGAACCTGTGTTGTTTAAGTGTAACTTTGTCTAAAGTTTGCCCTACCTCAGAGGAAGACCCCGAAAATTGCGGCATGGTGCCCGGGGATCCTCAGACTGTTACCTGGTCTCAAAAGTTTAGATACTGTGTAGCAAAAGAGGAAGACTGCAATTGCCAGATACTTGTACAAGGTACTACTCCTCAGCCTGACGGGGCTACACCCGGCCCAGGCGGTTTCGTGGAGCAAGATGTAATTGATTGCCAAGCGTCTTACTTTGCGGACGTAAAATGCGATAGTCCAGAAGCAGAAGAGGCATGCAGCGGCGGTCAGGGGATATGTCCTAATTGGATATGCGGACCGTGCGAGCCTATCATTAGCGGCTGTGTAATATCAGAGGACGGTACTTGTCCTCCTGTTCCGCAGTGTGAGCCGAAAGACTGCTGTACTCCGCCGCCAATCGAACTATGCTGCTGTAGGACTATAGTGAATGGCTGTATAACCAGCGCTAGTTGTGAGCCTTGCCCCGCAGTTCCTACTTCGGGAAATGGGCAAAATGGAACGGTGTGCGGACCCGTCTCCAACTGCGATGAGTGCGATGCTGAGCTTAGCGTAGGCATAACTACTCTATGCTGTTCTAGTTGCTATTATTCGGACTCAGCCGCCTACGGAGATCCCAATCCAGGAGATGGTATTCCGGAAGGGTGGGCGGCATCCTGCCCGCCTGGCATAACTACATGTTGCAACGATTGTCTGTCCGGAACTTGTGAGGGCTATGCGTGCATGCCTCCATGCTCTCAAGGGCCCCCTGCTAATATATGTCCATGTCCGCTAGCCCCTACATCTCCAGGATGTACCGCTTTTCAAGCGCAGCAACGCTCTACCTACGGTAATATGGAAAACTCCGCAGAAGGCAACTATCTTAAAGGGCTCATATACGATCCTAGTACTGGCACTTATCGACAAAATACCTTGTTGTTTTTTGGATATGGATACAATCAACTATGAAGGCATTTCACTCATTTAGGGCGGACAAGTTCTTACCTTATCTAGATATGATTGGCGGTAGGGAACTTATAAAGCCAGCGGTCTACATAATGGCATTGTCAGCTGCAACCATACGAAAGCACCATGATGATTTTACCTTGATCACGGACGACGCAGGTAAAGAATTGGCCGAAGAGTGCCAGCTACCGTATAGCAGCATATTATCAGTAGGAAAATCTTTTAATTCCGATCCTTGCGTTTGGATTCAAAGCAAACTACATACTTACCAAACTATCAAAGAGCCATTCGTACATTTCGATAACGACATATTTCTATGGGAGCCGTTACCAGCGGGGTTTTTGGATAACGAGGTAGTCGGATTCCACTCCGAGACATTCTTATGGTACAAGTACGAACTGTATAGAAAAGAGCTTTTAGAGGCAGGTATATCCTTACCTGCATTGAGAGAAACTCACTGGACTAACCGAATGCCGATAAACATGGCAATATTCGGAGGTCAGAACTGGCAAGCAATAAATCAGTACGCTGAATTCATAGATGAATATCTGCAGGACCGCAACTATATGCGAGACGCAACGGAACAGCAGAAATCTGCCTTTGAAAGAAGTATTGCCTTGGTAGAGCAGATGTGGGTTAGTTACCTGATTCAAGATAGGATGAAAGTACCTATTACCACGCTGCTTACGGAAGAGAATATACAAAGAGGAGAGGGTGACCTTAAGCTCACGCACTTGCATGGGTTCAAGCAAAAGGCCATGAAAGAAGGTAAGACCCTGGAGCTACTGATTAAGTTAGACAGCAAGTTGAAGGAAGTAAACCCTGCAGTACACTCTGCCGTACAGAAGTACGTCACTGCAGAAGTCGATATCTCTGCGATGATAAAGGAGCAATCTAATGGTCAGAATCTGTCCGAATAAAAAGCACGAAGTTACGAATGACGGACTATGCGTCTTCGTAGAAGGTCCGTCCTCGTTGGCGCTGACTTCTCCTGAGGCTCAAAGAATGGTCTTTAATTACGTTAAAGAGTCTGGGCTTCAGGGCTACGGCATGAATAAGTTTATACCTAACGCAGATGCAAAGATCGAAGGACCTTACTCGTTCCAAGGCCACTGGCTTCTGCTGCCAAGCCAATGGAATAGAAACTCCATTCGCGTATGAGCACCACGTTGTCAAAGTCCGAAGAGAAGCTGTTCGTCCATAAGCCCGAGTGGGAGGCCAAGCTGCTCCCTGTCTGCGAGGCACTTAAGCTATCCGGATTTGATATAGCAATCATTGCGGACATAATGCGTCAGCTTCAGTTGGAGTCCGTGCTTCCAACTAAATTTTCAATAGTCAATAACCGGTATCTGGTGTACAAGCACGACTTGGTTTACGATCTGGTTAAAGCTCAACCGCTGTTTGAGCAACCCAACGAAGCCAAGAAGATGGCAGTAATATTCTGGCTCTGAGGCTAACAATGAAAGTGAAGTTGCGTAACAACACGTGGGAGTTGGTAAGGACGGATCTCCAAGCAAATATTCGCGGAGAGATAGATCCGCCCTCCTATGTCAAGAAGCGCATAAAGCTTTCAAACAAGTTGTCAAAGCAAGCAGAGGTACTTGAGGTGCTGTTGCACGAATGCCTACACGGCTGCTTCTGGGACATGGATGAGGAAGCTATAGATAAGGCAGCCTACGACATAGCAAAAGTTTTACACAAACTAGGCGCACGGATAGACGTAGACTCAGTACCACAAAAAAGAGCTAACCCTAGGTGACACATATGGATACGATGAGTTTGGTATTTATGGGCCTGCTGATCTTGACCACGCTGTTAAATATGGCCGTGATATTTGAGATGATTTATGATATAGTTATGGCACGATATAAGCGAAAGTGCCCGCATATATCCATAGCTCTCAAATTCGGCACTCCAAGGAGCAGGGGATAACATGGCCAGCATTAGCAACATTCAAGAAGTCGACGTAACAGTATCGTTTAAGTTCACCAGTGGCGCAGACGTCCAAGTCCGCAATATCGTATGGAGCGTTTCTGACGCAACCATCATTGATGTTGCCGTAAGCGTAGAAGACGCAGCAAAAGCAGTAGTAGCTTCCAAGGGTCCAGTTGGCGTCGCCAAGGTCCTTGTCCAGGCCGAATACGCTCAAGTCGCCGCTGACGGCGTAGAGACCGTATTCCCGGTAGCTGGCGAAGCCGAGGTCATCGTTACCGAAGCCGGCGTCGTTGTGGCAAACTTTGAATTTGGCGAGCCCAGAAACCGCTGATATACTAACTACTGTAGGCCGATGAGTCCTATTTAGGAGAGACGTTCTCTCCGCTCGCATGTCGGTACTACAAATAGCAAAACCCAGGGCCAAAGCCCTGGGTTTTGTTTATATAGCACTTAGGTTTTATACCAGCAGGTCTTGTATTATTCTTGACTGGGCTTCGCCTTCGGCGCGTACTTTTCTCTATAGTAGTCGGCGTGCTCGTCTGTATAGATCCCTGCTGTGGGCACCCAACTCGGTAGCCACTCGGGACGTATTAAGGTCATTGTTGCAGGGTCAAACCCAGACTCTACCCATTCCTCGTCTCGGGTTAGCGGCATATCGATCTTGTCCGGTTCAGCGTCTATGCGCTCTTTATTAGCTCGGTATACCTGGCTTGGAGAAACCCCAAGAGAGTCCAAGGCCTTAGTTAGATTTGGATACTTTTTCCCCTCTTTATCGATAACATGCCTATCTAGGGAGTAGTCTCCTATGCCTTTAACTGCTGCGCCGCTACCAGCTCCAATTAATGCACCCATAAGAGCACCCTTGAGTTTAGACTGTCCTCGCAATGCATTAATCAAAGTGCCTATACCCGCACCTGCTAAACCGCCACCTCCGGCATAAATACCGTAATTGGCCAGCTGATTGCTACTTGGATTTAGTATAGGGAAATATACGGGAGCCTTGTTGGGGTTATCTACTTGCGGCCTACCGGCCTTCTTAAGCATACGCTGAATATTGTTTGCTACTTTAATCATCTTATTAGTCCTTTATTATTAGCTGACGCTGAATACTGTTTGCTACTTTAATTAGCCCATCAAGCCTTTTCTTACTAGCTGGCGCTGGAAGTCTCTGGCCATCTGAGCCTTTAGTCTAGGGTCGCTGAAGAGCTCGACGTCTCCTAGGTCGGCTCCTACAGGAAGATCTTCCATCAGGTCTTCGATCTCTTTGTTCTTTCTGGTTCGGCTTCCATAGCCATACAGCAATCCGCCTAGGCCTCCAGCTGTACCGCCAATCAAGGCACCTAGAGGAGCACTCTTCTCCAGTAGGGCTCCAGTGCCTGCACCAGCGCCTGCGCCTAGTAGAGCGCCCATGAGTCCAGTTCCTAGCCCGGCCCAGGTTGGACTGGACAGTTGGCTGGAGATTGGATCTGCCTCAGTGGGAAACAGCATTGGGAACATCTGAGCCTTAGCTCTGTCGACTTCAAGCTGCTCTTCTGGCGTAAAGTATCTCTTGCAGCCAAATCCAGGAGTGCACTTGATGGGTACATCTAGGATAGTATCTGAGGCAAAGGTGTTGGCCTCTTTGGTCTTATTGCCCCAGTTGTCAGCTCCAACCTCACGGCACTTGGTTACCGCACCTGAGGCATAGGCCGAGGGCCATACGTCATATCTGGCCTTTACCTTACGAGTGCAGGCATCGTCCTTTTTCTTTTCTTCTTCGGACTTCTTGCCCCAGCTGTCACCTCTGCCCTTTTCCTTGCATGCTCCAGGAGTCGGACGACATGCAGGATAATCTCCTCGCTCCTCGCCAGAAGACCGTCCGCAGGCCTTGTAGCCTCCGGATCCATCCGGTGCATTGCAGTCCACCCAGCCGCCCCTAGAGCCCTTTTCGCCCTTACGACTGAACCAGTCGTGCAGAGACTTCTCCTTGCTGGCCTCACGCTTGGCTTCGGCCTGCTTTAGTAACATTGTTGTAATGTTGTGGCTAATTGAAATCATTTGCTGAGTCCGTTGGCGAAGTTCTGTACGAATTTGTTTACCAAAGGAGCGTTGTTAAGCTCTAGCATCATTTTTGCCAGCCGTCTTTCCACGTATGCCTTTACGTCTTCCTGAAAAGCCAGCTGATCCTGAATCATGATCTGCATAGCTTCCGAGGTATCCGCGTTAGATTCCACGTTTGCTGCGTAGTCACCAGGTCCCATATCGGCAACCTTGGCTAGTACTTGCGGAGGCCGGTATAAACCCTGCTCCTTGCACACTTCTCCAATGTACCTACGGACATCGGAGCCCAGGCGTTCTGGCGTGCTGCTGTCCAGCATGGTCAATTCGGTGATTGCCCAGGCGCATTCATAGACATCGGCAATATCAAACACATCGTAGCTTAGCGGAGTACCGTTAAGCACATTTGCCGTGTTCATGAATGTCGATACGTCCGAGTGAACGAGGTCGGACGTAAGGGAAGTCCAAAGAGACCAAACTTTGTCTGTACTGATAGCTGGAATATCGGATACCCCGAAACCTTCCTCAATTTCTTGGCGGAAGGCTTCTGGGTCCATATCAAAGATTTCCTGGCCGTACGAGTCCAAGACCATAACGAGGAGCGTGGTCCCGACGGTATCACGACTGCGCCAGAGTTGCTCATAGGTTTGCTTAGATGTTACGGATTTTACAGGCATTACTTTTATTTAACTTTACTTAGAAAGTCATTGAGCAAGAGGCTGCCGAGTTGCTGGCGAGCTGGCTCAGGAAATTTGCCTTTCATAAGCGCTGTATCTATAGCGTTAATTGTTGCGTTCAACTTTTGCGAGAAGTCATCATCGCTCATTGTTTCGTAGAAATCGTCAGGAGAGTATGGAAACTTTAGATTGATTTTCTTTCTATTTTTTAGACCATATAATTGCCAAGGACCTTCTCCTTGGTTTGCAGAAGCTTTAATTAAAGCTAGCGCAGTTAAGTTGCTTGCTACTTTAATCATTACTGCATTCCTTGGGTCATGCCCATTTGAGAGTTTGCTGCGTTCTGTTCGTGCTGTTGTCGGGCTTGTCTGGCCTTTACAGCTGCTAATCCGGCCTGAGCATCCAAGGCGTCTAGCTTGGCCTGCTCCTTCTTCTCGTTCATTCTAGCCTCGAACGAAGTATCGTCTTCGCCAGGCATAGGGTTAGTGTCGTCAACTGGCATCTGCTGAGGCATCATCATGCCCATGTTAGCTTCCTTGAACAGTCTGTCCACGAAGTCGTAGGCAGTTTCTGGAATATATCCAGCTGTCTTGATGGCCTGTTCGAAGCGCTTTGCTTCTGGCTTCGGCAAAGTTGGCAGTATCTCGGCAGCTTTGCTGCGGTCCACGTTGAATCCATCGGTCTGGCAGTATGACAGGAAGTCATCGCCGGCGATCTTCAAACCCTTCTCAAGCTGGTGATCGCTGATCTTGGTGAGATCGACAGGCATTCCGGTCGTAAGATGAATTACTGTATCGGCAACGGCTGCTGCCTTGGTGACATTTACTCTAAAGCACGCATCGACAGGATGTTGAATGGCTGAACCCCACTTGGTGTTAAGTCCGTGCTTGACATCCAGAGCCTCTAGCGCGCTAGAGATAAGTTCTCCGCTATGGCAGATATCAAACGGCCGTGCATTGAGATCGTTTGCAATCTTCAGCAGCTCGTCCTCAAGAGAGTCCCAACGCATGGTGGATATGGCGCTGAGCCTGTCGGTAATCGCCGTTGCGATCTTGCAGTTGATGTTTGCGTAGACCTCTGGATTGGCCAGCTTGTCCAAGTAGACCGCTGTTTGATTGGCTAACTTTAAAGTATCTGCCTTGGACAACAGTCTGGCGGCTGCTTGCTTTTGAATTGAAATCGGAAACCGACTTCTGTTCTGATAGAGCCATTCTGCACTGGCAGTAGCGGCTTCTTTGGTGTGATCCGGGCAACGCTCTACTCTGGCTCCACGATACTCAAACGAGATTGCGTACGAAGCCGGAATAGTTTCCAGGTCAAAAGCTTTTTTAATCTGTTCTACGTCGCCAGCTATGCCCCAGATCTGAGCAGCTTTAAGCAACTTTGCTTCAGCTTGTTTACTGGTCGAAGAGCTGCTACACTGATTGCCGTAGAAGTAAAGGGCGGAGCACCAGCAGTTGGCCTTTGTGTTTAAGGCAAACTTCTTGTTGAGGCCGTCAGCAAAAGCGTCGGATGGGATGTCTTGCAGGTTTTCCTTGGAGAGTACACTTGCCGACTTTACGTACTCTGGCATTGGTACCTGCTTGATGAAGGCATTATAGTACTTTTTAGAGACGTCATCAGTTATGTCAATCCAGCGACTCATAGATGGTGTTCCTTCGGAAGAGTTCTACTCGACCTTCCATTATACAAAAATCTTGAAACTTCTGGGCTACGACGGGCCTGCTAAGGCAGGTGCTTATGTTCGATGTCCTAAGTGCAAAACAGCAAGTATGCTAGTTTCCAGCCTGTTACCGTTTGAGGGTTGGATGTACTGCGACAAGTGCAAACTAGCATGCGAAGGTTTGCAACTATACGGCCAAGCGTACAAAATCTCAAACCCAGAAGAGTTAATAGACGCTGTTGCAAAGGATCTCAAAGTAAAGTCTGTAAATGTAGAGGATAAAATAGCATACTCCACCTTCTACAATAAACAGTATTTACAGCTTCAAAAGACTTGGCAGGTGGCTAAAGCCGCCATGCACCCAGTAGCAAACAGACTTGCTAGTGGAAGATTAAACGAATTAAACCTATGGCTAGGTCAAGAAGTCTTTAACAGAGGCTTGGCTGCCTGGTTTGGATTTGGATTTAAACACGAATTAGAGGAGCTGCTTCAATCCAGCATTCCCGGAATTGGAAAATCGCCAGACGGTCTTTTGGTAATTCCATTTTATATAAAGCCTGGTTTTATTAGCGGGTTTGGATTTATTGGAAATAAAGACCATATGTCCTATCTAAACTTGTTAGAAGGGCACGGAGGAGGATTCTGTGGGCTTAACGAATGCCATAAGCATGAGTCTGAGTCCGTGCATGTGTTGACTCATCCGCTACAGGCAGCCAGAATAGTTCAAAAATGCGCAGTAGAAAGGTATAACAAACTTTCAATAGTGGCCAAGACTCCCATTGGAGAGCTGGAGCCACTGCTGCTCAACAAGCCAACTGTTATGTGGGTTGACGACCCGGACTCCAGTTTCATGAAGACTTGCATCAAGGCAAGAAACTTCAAGGTGATGATAGATGACACTCCGTACATCTGGAAACCGGCAGAAAAGGTATCCAAGATGTGGGAGGGCAGCTTTATGCCGTCGGTTCACGCACAGATCAAGGACAACAATCTGCTGGACCCTTTAGATTTCTTGGTTACCGAGCTGCTCACAATGGGTTCAGCCAATGCAAGAAACGTCATTGATGGTCTGGAATTGACCGAGTTTCAAAAGAATCTAATCTTGGCTTCCTGTACGGATGAGGTCAGAGCCGAACTAGCTCCACTACTTAATCACATATTGGAATCTCAGCCATTAGTCTTAGACAAGAAGATCTTCTTTGAGAGAGACGGAAAGCTTTGGATCCAGGGATCTCGGGAAGTCGTCGACGAGATTGTATGTAATGCAATTGTGCGCATTTCTCACATCTGCAGAATAAAGCAGGGAGGTGCGGCTGCCATATTTGGAAAGTTGTTATTTGAAGGCAAGGAAATATCGTTTCAGATATCAGAAGACGACATAGAGGAGCAGCCCGGTAAGGTATTGGCCTACATAGCTGCCTCGGCAGGATTGTCTAAGCAGCCATTTGTAGCCGACTCGATATCTAAAAAATACCTCGACATCATAATGAGGCTGAGTTCTCCAGAGGTCCACTCCTCGCAGAACTATGTAGGCTTTGACGCCGACACTGGCAGATTTAACCTACCACGGGTATCTATAGACACCGACCAGATTAGAGTAGGTGTGCCTTTTGTAATGAGTGAGGTCGAGCCCCCATGCTCCAACGTAGTGGTTGAAGCTGGTCTGACGGTCAAGAAGATATCTAATATATTTGAGCACGGTCCGGAGACGGTAGCCTATCTAGGGGCTATGGCGAGCCTAGTGGCAGGAATAAACAACCTCGTAGATCAGAAGCCAAGGACAAACCTGATGCTGGTGGGCAACAAGGGCTCCTTGGCGGAATACATCTTCGACATACTTAGAATAGATTTAGGTCTAGAGCATATAACTCTATCGTCAAGAGACGACGTGGAAATGGCTCAGGCTGTTGCGGAAATGCACCAGGTACCTGTAGCCATCGACGGCATTCGATCTAGAGCCAAGCTGTTGGCTGAGTGGGCCGAAGGGGCCAAGAACAGCATAGTGCTGGCCAATTCGACAGTAGCGTCGGCTATGGCTGCAGACAAGGACTGGGAGTTCCTGAGGGCTGATATAGAGTTTACGGAGGAGACCCGGGCATTAATCAATAGCGAGAACGTATTTCCGTTCTTTATGCAGTACGCTTTGACCGTAAGGCCCACGTCATCCCACTCCATGCTGGACAGTTTGAAGTATCTAGCAAAGAGCCTTGATTTGAACCCCGGAGTATTGGACTCCGCCAAGGTAATGCTGTCGGCTAAAGGTTACATAAACACCAAGTCCTCTGGAGTCCAGCTTATAAACTTCATTCAAGAAGGCGTAGAGCAGGGCATGTTCAAGATGTTTACGGGAGACTCTGCCAAGAAGAGATACGTGGTTTTAAAGAACCCAATGGAGGACACGGTCTCCATAGACCTAACTAACCTCCTGGGCCAGATGCGCTTCTACAATCTACCTGTAGTTACCTGGGAGTCTGCAGTAGGTCACTTAAAGAGCCTAGGTGCCATAGAGGCCCACAAGGAAGACCATCTATTACTGGTGTTTCCAAAGCCTCTTTGGAATAGTCTGGTAGCTGCCATCAAGAGAATGCGCAGTCTAAGACGAGCAGCCTTAACCAGCTTAATAGAGCTGCACTGAATGTGTTAATATAATTTAGTGCTGATTCGCTCTTTAGCGGCTAAATCGCCTCGGTAAAATAGCCGCCAAATCGAGTTAACATAATTTGATGGTTCTTCGCCATCACTCCTGGCACAAAGCCACCCATAATCTTAAGCAAATCTTATTCAACAATAAGCAGCTTAGGGTTATGGGTGCAATAAAGTTTGAACCTATAGCAAAACTTTCGACTTAGCTATTAATCAAATTCGTGCCCGCCGTAATACGTGTTGGGACTACCCATGCTTACGTGCTCGTCTCCGTCCAGGACTTCGTCCAACAGGTTTGGAATCAGTTCTGGATATCTTCTCCATAGGGATATGACGGCAAAAGCCACGGCATGCAGGAAGTCATCCGGCATTCCTGGATTACGACGAATGAATCTCCGCTCGGTTCCGAACATACTTTCGCTGCTTTCTTCGTAAACAGCCAAGAAGTGATTCATTATGTTCTCTCCAGCCGAATCTACCAGGCTGTCGTACTGAGGAAACCGAATGTTCTTGTTCTTGATTGCAAGACATACGGCCGCAATGACCTTGCTTTTGTCCAGGTTGTAGTAGCTGGTAGGATTGATATCAGTCGGAGGAACAAACTGCAGCAGAGACTTGATACTGCCACTTGCCGCATAACGGCAATTGATCAGCCGAGAGTCAGGCACTCCTACGCTGCGCATGATGCTGAGTCTTACTTCGCCTGCGACGGCAACGTCGTGTGCGATGGCGCTGCAATTAAATGCATTTGCGATGTCGATGACTTCCTTGGTTTCCAGGACAGAATCGGTCATGGCCTGAAACACGTGCCCGAAAATAATGTCAATCTTGTCCTCGACGGGCAGATAGCAAGCCACGGCGGCTGCAGTCATCGACTGAAACCGACTACCTTTTCCACCCCAGTCAACTCCAAGAACTCTATCTGCGTATTTGTGCGCATTTACGCTATTGTCTTTGGAGTTAGGGGCCAGTACGCACACCTGCTAGCTCAGTCTGACTAACCAGCCTTTGTCCTTCGTCGCAAGCCTCACCCAAGACTTCGTTTATGAACGTGGCTGGGCTGGTCAACTCTCTCTTAAGGACCAAGGAACGCCAGTTCTTGGGATTGGCATAGTGTACGGGAGCGATTACCTGAGGAACAT